CAATTTATTCCCTGATAGTTCGAATTTAACCGGGGATTTTTCAGCGGTACACATTTTGGCACGGATCATTGCGTCAAGTAATTTACTTCTTACTACAAATGTGTGTATAGGCAACTCTTTGAACATGTCATGATACTGATAATACTTTCCTTGTACAATTCTTGTGCATATATCAAAATCTTCTGTTGAGAATATTGCCATACTGTCGCTATATTTTATTTTTACATCTCCGGCTGACAGCATTGATTTCAGTTTTTCTATTGTGCTTTTTGAAATAAGAATTTCAAAATCTCCGTCATATTTAATTTTATCCCATGCAAGCACATGGCCATCAAGTCCAACAAAATTAAGTTTCCTATCTTTTGCTTGCATACACATTGTAGACATTCTTAAATCTGCAACCTGTGTAGGTATTGCATAAGATACTCGCTTTATTGATTTAAGAAGCATTTCAGACTTTAGAGTAAGCTCACTTCCCTCACCATCTATATTCAATATAGGGAAAGTATTAGGCTCTACCGTTTGGTATGTATTTTTTATTTTATCTGCCCTGATAGCCATTACGTTTTCACTTGAAACCGAAATGTCAATAATTCCTTCCGGCAAATTATTAATCAGATCAAATGCCTTCTCAGGAATAATAAAACATTCTCCCTTTGTTTCTGGAATCTTCGCTCTTATTGTCATTTCTAAATTACTTGCAATTAAATATCCATCTTTTACTAATATTCCTTGCAGTACCGGCATTGTTGTACTTTTTGATACAACGCCTTTAATTTGATTTAGCTTTTGCGCTAACACCGTTTTTTGTATTTTCATCTTTTAACTCAATCCCTTCAAGAATTAATATTATGCATTGACTCTGATTTATTCTATAAGCTTCAAGCTCTGTCATATTCATGTACTTGTGTCCAAATAACTCTTTCATATTTTTCCATGCACTCCATGGTACTCTAAAGAAGCTTTCTAATCCCAGTGACACCATTACATAGCAATGCGCTCCAAACTTCTCATATATATCAAGACTCTCCCACTGCGTTTCGGTTATTACCGACTGCTTTATCCTATCCGAATCGGTATGCTTCGCTTCAAACATAATCCCTGTTCCGTCACATAAAATACCTTTATAATCAGGCTGCCCCTTTTTCTCATAGTATCCTCTCACAACTCCATTCGTATCCTTGCCAGTGATATGAAAAGGCTCCGGAGTTTTTTCAATATGAGCCAAACCCTTGTTTAGATAGAACTTACATGCCGTGGATATCCATCTTTCAAATGTTTCACCTGATTTCTTACTATTTCTACCAATGATCTGTGCTTTGTAATTCACTCCAACCTCTTTTCTTTTTCGCTGTATGTTTCGCAGAGCTTTACCTGCTGTATTATCAACATACCCCTCTCCATTTACATATAAGGAATTTCTGCTCATTTACTTACATCCCCCTGATTTATCCTTATGCACTCACTTTGTCTTTTACCTGTTCATTCATTCTTTTTTCAAAGGCTTGTATAAATGCTTTTACCCTATCCGTCACACTACAATTATTCATCCCTCTACACTGAATGACTTTATTGTCTCTCCACTCAAGGGTGTAGTAGGGTTTATTAGGGTTCTTTTCCTCTCTAACAAAGAATATTGCCGTCTCTCCTCTGGCCACTCTTTCTATATAAGTTCCAACGCAATGATGTAAAACTTCTCCTTCTTTTTTGATATCATCTGAATTTGCAGGTACTATGAGAATTAAACCATTCACCTTTATATTCAGTGCATCTACTCCGTCATTCTTTGAGAATATTTCCTCCATATCTTTTCTTATTTTCTTCATTTTCTTTGCAACAAGCTTATCTCTTCTCTTCTTCTCTGCCGCTGCCTTTCTGTCCTTAAGGTCCTTATATTCCTTTGCCACCCTATCATGTACTTGCTTGAAATTGTTTGGCATATAGATAAACATATTATCAAGGTCATATTTTAGTTCACGGCACCAATTAAGATACTCTTTCCAATCGGTTGCCATGTTCCTTTTTAGTTCTATCAACTCTACTCTCTTCAGGTTATCTTTTGGTTTTCTATCTATGTATCTTTCAATCTCTTTATCAACATATTTAAAAAATTTATGTAAAGAAACCTTGGTTCTTTTTTCTCTCAGCAGATTTATATCGCATCCAAAGACTTCATAATATTCCTTTACTTCTTCAGCGCTCATCTGTATATCAAGTTTTTGTGCTTCCTGAAGTAGTTGCAACTCATAAGCATTCCCATCTATTTCCTGCAATATTTTTGTATTCACCTTTGTTAATCCCAATATTTCATATATTGTATTTGCCTTATAATCAATAACATCTGTAGATAAGTAATAATCACTTACTATGTCTGCCGCCAAGTTATTAAGTCCCATTTTGCATATCCACTCAAATTTAGGGAATTTCAAATATATAGGTATAGCTCCTTCATAAGGCAATCTCCTTTTATAGTTTTTAGCAAAAATCTCAATTCCTGAATATTTCATAGCTGTATGCTCCCATGCCTGTGGAAGATTATCAGGGTAAAGACCTGCACTTATTATGCTATCAAAACCCGGAATCCATCTACAGGCACCTCTCTGATGATATACTCCCCATTCATAGGTTTCTTTCTTTAGAGATTTCTTTTCGACTGTCCAGAAGCACCTTTTATACTCAAATAATGTTTCTTCTATACACCCTTCTTTAATTTTGCCATCTCTAATTTGCCTACTTGCCCAAAAGTATCTGAGCAAGAATCCCTTTTCTTGACGATCGATATATATAAAGTCGGCTGTGTCTCTTATTACTCCTGCTAATCTCCCCTTCGCTTTGTAAGTGACTTTACTCTTGCAGAACGGACACTCCCCTTTTTCATTGTTGCGAAGTCTTATCTTCGTCCTGTCAACAACGCCTTTCGCTTTACAATATGAGCATTCAAATTCTGCTTTACTCTTATCAGTCCCTTTATATATTCCATATCTGCTAAAGCTCATTCCATGTTCCCACACCCAGTTTTTAAACTCCTCCGGTGGATTCTGAACGGATTTCATCTTTAAATCAATCGGATCTAATACTTTTCTATGCTTCTGCTCTAACCGTTCATCTTTTACTTTGTTCTGAAATCTTCTGATAAGATTCCATATAGTATCACTTTCACACTTTTTATAGCTTTTAAAAAATGTTTCAATTACATCTTGCCCGGACCATATATACGCTGAAAAGTCATCTCTATACTCTCTTTTTTGCTTATCCCATATATTCCTGTAAAATCCTATGTCTTGCATCATGTCAAAAGAAGCAGTTATCCATTTTGTACTATCCTTTGTCAAATCCTGAGTTATATAATCATTCTCAGATAAAAAGGTCCTAAATGTAGTCGCCATCTTTCCTTCTCTAAGTTCTGATACCGCAAAAAAGTTCATTACCAGTATATTCTTATCTACAAGTTCAGTATCGATGATATACTTTATTTCATTCAATTCACCTGCTTTTTCAATCATTTCCGAAGTCGCTTTTGGTCTTTTTATAGCAGATAGCTTTCTTTTTTCCATACAGCCTCCTAAATTCCTAATAAAGAAAACATATCAAGCTGACCATCTACATTTTCATTTTTCTTTTTACCGGTGCCGGCAGGTTTACTATCTTTCTTCACTTCATTTTTAGGTTTTTCAGAACCTGAATTATTTGGTTTTGGCTCTTCTTTTTGTACAGGCTCTATTTTTTTCGCCTTACCTTTAGATTCCTTGAGTTCCTTTTCTACTTCTTCCTTATCATCTTTGTGATAATAATCTTCAGCCCATTCATACACTACATCATCACGAATAGCCCCATTTTTTCCTGATAGTTCTTCCCTTGCTTTCTCATAGATGTAGTTAAGACATCTTCCACAAGTCTTATGATCCTGACAAATATCTGCTGCAAGTGCATTTGATTCTTGAATTCTTTTCAGCAGATAATTAATAACAGGCTCTGCAAATCCTTTATTTGTTGACTCTTTTAATTCCTGCTCCAATTTCTGTTTTGCTTTGCTTTGTAAATCTATATCTTCCGGAGCCGTTAATACACTACTGACATTTTCCATAATTTCTCCTTTTGACTATTCTAGCCACCAATCATCCGCTTCTTTAACTCTGCCAATTGTCTGGCTCTATCATTAATTTGTTCTGGCTCAAGGTTATTTATTACCTCTGCCTTGGTATCCTTGCTTCCTATTCTTGTCAAAGTTCTTGATTCAATTTGAGGTGTATACTGCTCCTGTAACATTGCCTTATTATTGGCCACAAAATCAGGAAGTTGATTTATATTCTGCGCTTCTTTTGCTTTTGCCTCATATGCAATACGAAAGTTTGCTCTACTCGCATCAACATTTTCATTGAGACATAGATTACTCCATCCAAGGTTTTTAACTATTGACAGTGTCAATTCGTCAAATGAGGCAAAGGCCTTTTCTGCACCATAAAACCCATACTCCCTGATTGCCTTCTGCACACTTCCCCATGCATCATCGAAACTAAGAACAGGCTTTTTGCACCTATCCATACATAGCTTCCTTATTTCTGCTATATTTGGCGGAAATACGCTTGTGCATATATATTCCATAACTGCATTCTCAGCAATCTCATACGGTATATCTTTAAGCATCATGTACCAAAAATCCATTGATGCATTGTCTTCCAGTATTTTTGAGTTTGGATATGCTGACTTGATTCCAATTGCTAAGGTTGCGAATTTTTGTTTATCCATTACTTGCCCACTCCATTGCTCCTGCTGCAAACTGTTCTACTTTAGATGTTGTAGCCTGATTGATTACTGGCTTATATCCTCGTGTTCCGCCCTTGTTCTGCTCATTTTGTAGCCAGTTTATTATAAATTTATTGATACCTCTTATAGTCTTTCTCTTGCTCTTATTGGCCATTAGCCACCCTTTCATATTCCTTAGGCATTGCATTATATCGACTGCAGGATAGAGCTCTGACCATTCATATACATTTGATTGACTTATTCCATATTCTTCCCCGGTATTTAGTAACAATGTTATTACAGGTGGCTCTACTTGTTCTGATTGATTTAACTCCATGGCTGTATTGTAGCTGGACTCAATATGTAATTGATTTTGCTCACAATTGCTGTCATTTGTCTGCTCTTGCTGTCTTTTACTTTCAATTGTCAGCGAAATATCGCACTCAGGATCATATTCCGGATATTTGCTTTTTTGATTACGAATTCTTTGATGCTCTCCCCAAGTAACCAATTGTAAATAAGGCTTTTGTTGAACCTCATATACCTTTACTAAACCTGCAGATGCCAACTTATTAAGTGCTTTATCTATATCTTTTTCAGTAATATCTTTGAGTGGGAAGCATGTTCCTTTAATGACCTTTGCCCTTCCATCATATCTGCCGTAATCATCGCAAGTAACAATTAACCTATAAAACAACACCTCTTCAAACCAGGACAAGGAATCAATCTCTTCACTTCTGCAAATACTCTCCTTAAGTATCCTGTTCGGCATTTTCCCCTCCTTTTAAATTCTGTATGTAAGATCCATAATTGATATGGGAGCTTTCAGCACTCTATTATGCTTACAGCAATCACACAAATCACATCTATCCGGCTCTACCTCTCCATTCTTTACACTTAGCACTCGTCTAATATTTGACTCAATAACAGTTAATGCTTCATCAAGATAATTTTGTGTAACCTGTATTATTCTTATATCCGGCTCTACCTCTTTGGTGACTGCCGCTATAAAGAACGGTAGCCTTTTGCCCGTATTTATCTCTACTATTTTCTGATAAATAGCCCCCTGCAGGTCGTACCCCCAATATCTTACAAAATCCAAATATCCAATATCTTTTACCCACTTTAAATCAGTAATAGATGCCATCACCTTTAAATCAACTATTACCTTACCGGGAATATATGAATCCATTTTTATCTTCCATTCACAACCAAACAGCTCTGCAGTCATAATGGTTTGCTTCTCACCTGATAAATACTTCATAAAGTATTTATCCCTTTCAATCCTTGCAATGATTTCTTCAGCTTTTTTGTAAGGTGCCTTCAACTCACCTTTTGCAGTAAGTATATCCGTATTTCTTGATTTAAAATCATCTAATGTGCCTTCAACATACGCATCAACATAGCTACCTACTAAAAGCGCTGTAGACGGTTCAGGCTTCCATCTTCCTGTAAGTTTTTCCATTGCCTCAAACTCACAAGCAACCTTTCCATATGTTCCGTTAAAATCTTTGAATTGGCTAACAGACATGTACTGCCTGTTAGCTTCCTCACTGTAGTAATTATCCGCTGCCAATATCATTCAAATCGCTCCTACTCTGTTATATCTACATCTTCAATCACTTCAACATCATTATCTTTATCAAATGGATCCTCAACCTCTATGACATCCGGCTTATTATCCCCATACTCACTTCCACCTTCTTCATCAAATGTCTTCTGGTCATCCGTGATAGCTCTCTGCATATCAACTGATAATATTCCCCATTTACTAAGCAATAACTTGATAACAGTCTTAAGTGCCATTGCGTCAAAATTTGTAGTCCATTTACTGCCCTTCTTATCGTTATTTAAGTCATTTCTATATGCCGTAGAATATTTACGAGCGTGATTCTCTACCTCTGCTCTAGTCATAAAAAGCTCTTTTCTGAACCCTGTGAGAAGCTTAAACCAGGCATAGTATCCGGCAATATCTTCAGACTTTCCATTCATTCTTTGAGTGCACTTTGAAAAATCTGTCACGAACTCTACCTCTCCTGTAATAGGGTTATAAGATATCAATTCATCCTTATATACCACTGAGCAATTCATCCTTTCGTAATATCCTGAACGGATCGCCAATTGGATAAACCCTTTATACATCATTTGGAACTGTGCTTCAGGATGTTTTTCCCACTGTTTTGTCTGAAGATTGTATTTGTTATTGTTATAAGGTACTATCGCTGCAAATCCAAGGTTACTGTCGATAGGCAAGTCATATGTTGCCGCCACAAATGCAGCTCCCATTATTGTATTGGCAGGGCATTTCTTTAACTGTGTAGATCCTGCTACAACATTTGTAATTGATGCCAAAAACTGCGGTGCCTTCTTGCCTAACACTTCCTCAAATTTCTTTTTCACTGTATCCTGTGATATAAACCCCTTAAGCTGTGA